AGGCGCCCCCGTCCCAGTGTCTCGCAGCAGGGAAGGGCAGACGGCCGTATTCCACGACACAGGCGTACCAGCCTGGCGACGTGGGCGTGCCGCACCAGGTCATGCCATCAGCCATGGCGCGCCGGCAGGATCTGGACGGGGCCGAGACCGCTGTGCACTACCTGGCCGCCTGGGCCGTGCACCACGAACCAGTCGGGTGCCTGTTGCTCGATGCGGTAGTCCTCCGGCCGGCCTGGCAGCAGTTCCTCCTCTGGCTGCCCGAACCACGGATGCATGCACAGCAGTGTCAATTGCTCAGACATGGATCTCTCCAGCTGGTTGGCCATCGGGGACGACCCACCAGGATTGACGAACAAACTGATGGTCTACGCGCCAATCCTGCCCATTGAGTCTCAGGCCGCCCCGGATGAACTGCAGGTTGCAGTGATCAAGGGGAGGAATCAGCTCGTTAAGCCTGTGGGCATCCGGCGCGGGGAGTAGGTAGGCGCAGTCAAAGGGTTGGCCAGTCTCTGGACGTTTTGACTGCTTGCACAGCCAGCCATGCACCCCCGTAGCGCGAGCTTGCTCGGGGGTGAGGCGTCGGCCCTCTAAGTACAGGCGATAGACAGTGCACCACATACTGATAATTTATACAGTATTTTGATGCCCGGCAAAAGTTGGTGCCTACTAAGTTTCTAGGTCGGAGCTTTGTTCGCCGGCAATCCAGTTGCCCTGCCTGTCCACCGTCAGTAAACGGGCCACGCCGCCGCGTGCGATCAGCACCAGGTCGATCTTGTAGTCGCGCTCCGAGGCATCGGGATCTGGATTGACGCCTCGGGCGTACACCACGATACGCTCAAAAGTGTCCGCAACGAGCTGGCGGGCCTGCAGCCTGGGCTCGATCTCTTGTGCCTCCACGCCGTCGGCCAGTGCGCGCCAAGCGGCATCGGCGCCAGCGATGTCTGTGCGTGCCGCTCCGGCCAGGTCCAGTTCGGCCGCCTGCAGTCTGGCTTGAGCAGCGACTAGATCGACCTCCAGCTGGCGAGCGCGCCGTGCGAACACTGCCGGCGTGCCTTCGTCTGCGCTGGCCAGCATCGCGTCCGTGAGCTTGTCGAGCTGGGCGCTGATCTGGTCCACCTCCTGGCGGGCTGCCACCACCTGGGCGCGCGGTATCTGGCTGCGGTCCGCTCCATACAGCGCCTGCAGGTTCACGATGTCGCTGCAGTAAGACATGATGGCGCGCTCAACTGGTGCCACGCTTGTGCTCCCGAACACAGCGCACCCACCGCCATAGGCCGCTGCCGAGGCGCAGAGCAGGCGCCGGTATCCATCCCGTATGCGCCCATCGGGGAGGCGCTTCTTTGTGGCAAGGTGCTGCCCCGACATGGGCCGGCCGCAGTAGCCGCACACGGTAATGCCGAGGCCGGTAATGATGTGGGGCAGATCGCCCTTAACCCGCCGGCGGCCACTTTGCGCGGCTACCCGCTGCAGCTCAGTCCACTCATCTGCACTCAGGACGGCGGGATAGTAGTCCTTGAGCTGGTATTCCTCGCCATCAAGACTCACGGGCTTGATGCCCACGAGCTGGGGCATCTTGATGACGCGGTAGACCTGGGTTGTGATGTTGACCCGTGTTGTCGAATACAGCCGCAATCCCTCTGCATCGAGCCGCTGCACGATGCCTTTGCCCCCGTGCCCTTGCACGTATAGCTCGACGGCCCTGCGCACGGCCGCTGCACGCTCGGGGTCGATCTCCCATCCCGCTTCCGTCTCCTTGATCCATTCGGGGTCATGTCCCTGGCGCACACGTCCCCGGTACGTGCCGTTCTGCCATCCCTCGCACAGGCGCCTGATGCTGGCCTTGACCCGCTTGCTCTTGGTGTCGCTTTCTTCGTGCGCGCGGATCATCACCAGCAGGCTGTAGACAAGATCCATGGGGTTTTCTTTGAGCCGGGCGCGGCTGTAGGCCTTTCCGTCGCTCGCCGTGACCACGGTGATGCCCGCATTTACAATCTGGGCCAGTTGCGCCTGGGCCTGGATGGGTTCGGCGCGAGAGAGGCGGTCCAGCCCCTCCACGATCAGCACAGATCCATGCGGTACACGCCCGTCCTCCACGGCCCGCAGGAACACCCCGAGCGCACCACTTTTGATGTGCTGCTGGTGGTAGGCACTCAGGCCCTCGTCGCGCAGGGTCAGGCTGCTGTCGAGCTGCAGGCCGTGCTCAGAGGCCCATTTTTCCGCGTATGCCAGTTGTCTGTCTGTACTGCTGCCCGTCGATTGCTTCGGGTCGGAGAACCGCAGGTAGCTATAGACAAGACCTTTAAGAGAAGTTTTTCCCATGAATGAACCCGCTGTGAAAGTGGACCGCCTGCCGCGTATAGGTATGGTATCGCTTGGGTGCCCATAGGCAACTGAATATATACCGCTTCTGCCACCATGAAAAAAGCCCGCCAGGGTTTCCGGGCGGGCTTTTTGTTGGGGTGGTATAGCGTCTACTCGGGAGCATCAGCGGCACCAGGCTGGATCGGTTTGCTCAGGATGCGCAGGAATCCTTTGCCCTGCAGGAAATTGCGGTAGCAGTTCACAGCGACCGCTTGGGCCTCGCGCGCCACGTCCTTGCCGGCGGCGATGACCTGGCCATCCTCGGTGATGATGGCGAGGCGCCCTGGCTTGCCGTTGATGCTGACGCTCAGGCCCTCATGGCTTACCGCACTGATTTGCACGCCATTGATGGCGCCTGTGGGTTGGGTGCCTATCATGCGATTGCATCCTTTCTGCTGTTGCGGTAGGGCCTGGTAATGCCCAGATCGGTATCTACCTGCAGCACTTCTCGGCCGCTGCTCTGGGCGCGGGTGATGACCTTGCGCTTGATCTCATCCAGCTCGGCCGATGTCAGCTGCTGCAGCTGGTAGACGTGCAGATCGATGGCGACGGCCAGAGCGTCCAGCTCGTGGAAGTAGACGGCGCTCGGATGCCAGGCGCCGGCGTCGAGTCCGCGGCCAAAGTAGGCTTCGCATGCCACCCGGGCCGAGTCGATGTGCTCGGCCAAGCCTCGCACGATTCCACCACGCTCGATCTCCTGGGCGATCAGCATGGTGGTGTGCATGACCGTGGCTTGCAGTTCGGTAGCGGTGCCGGCGCGGATCTGCGCGAAGCACTCGCGCACCGGGTCAATGATCGAAGCCACCTCGGCGGCTGTCAGGTGCGTGCCGTGTCGGTTGATGGCCTGCAGAGGGTTGCCCTTGGGCCAGCGGCTGCGAAAGGGTTTGCGACGGGCTGTCATGGCGCCCCCTTGGCTGCTGCCTGGGCTGCACGAACCTGTTGCAGGGCATCCTCGACCTTGTAGCGCGATGAGCCGATCACGCTCTCGCCCATGCCGACTTCAACCACGTCCATCTCCACTGCTTCCAGCGCGGCCAGTAGGGCCTTGTTCTCTGCGTCCAGGCGGCGCAGCTCGGCGGCAGCTTCATCAATCGGGCTGCCGTTGCCTGCGGGTAGCCATCGCCCCTGTTCCAGCAAAACCGCCAGGCGCAGCGCTTCGGTTTGTGTCTTGGTCATGTTGCACCACCGGTTCGAGCATTTTTCTTCGCCTCCCGGCCCTGGCGCATGCGCTCCACGAACTCGGCCTTGCGCTTGGCGCGGTCCTCGCACCAGTCGAGGTGCGCTTGCTGGTTCTGTTCTATCTTTTGCTTCAGCCATGCGGGATTCAGGTTGCGAGCCCCCAGCTCTATCAGCACCTCAATGACCTCCATGAAACCCGATGTGACGTTGGCCACTTCGGCTTTGTCCCAGTTGCCGTAGCCAGTTCCATCGTTTTGCATCGCCTCGCGCAGCATGCGGCCCAGACGCAGCCTGTCCTCCTTGTGCCGCCGATAGAACTGCACGATCTCGCCGGCCATCTGCACCCCGCGCGCCTTCCCTTCGTAGTAGTGCATTGCCGGGGCATCGAATAGAACATCGCGATAGACGTGCTTTTTCGAGCCAGCTTCGCGCTCGACCATGTATGCAAATGACAGCTCGGAGAGCACGCGGCGCTCACCACTGGGTAACGTGACGGTGCGCGCCTCCCGGTCTGCATCCCGTCGCTTCGTCATCACATCGTCAATATGCTTGGCGATGGCGTCGATTGCTGCGTCGTCCAGCGGTTGACCAAGGCCATCGCAGATCCGAGCACCGACGAGGATCGCGTACTTTTTCAACCGCGCAGCGAGATAGCTGCCGGCTTTCCACATCCAGGCGCACTGTTCAGGGTCGATATGGACCTGAATCTCCTTCAGGCCTTCGAAGAGTTCATCGCGGTTGTTGATGACATGGCGCGCGACCTCGTCGCCCGTATCTGGATGAGAGAGCCCGATGAGGTTGGCGCTCTTGAGCCAGCCGAAGCCAGCCTCCTGCGCGCGCTCAATGCGGTTGCCGTTGAACTTGGGGCCGTTCGGGCGCAGGCTCAGAACGATCATTGAGAGGCTCAAGGGCTCGGCTGCAGGCGGCTGGCCATGTTGTGTTGGCGCGGGTTTTTGGGCCGCCAGCGGGGCAGACTTTGCGCCCGCAGGGGAGCGCGCGATAATCGCGGTCATAGTTCGTTTCCTTGGAAGGGCTTCGGGCTAAGAGGTCTGCTCAGTTGGCGCTGCGCAGGTTTCGGGCGAAGGCTGGTAGTTGGCGCTGCCGGCCCTTTGCTTTTCTGGGGGGCACTTTGCCCCGGTCTGATGGTCGGCTCACAGCAGTGCTCCCTGCGGATTGGTTGCTGTAGCGGGCTTTGCCGCCTGCTGAAGCCCTGGCGCAGGCTTGGGCCTTTCCGCGTCTATGTGATGCTTGATGGCCTCGATGCCAGCATCGTTGTAGACGAACGTTTCCACCTGCTTGGATGAGTGCCGGGACTTATCAAGCTGATACCTTCCATACTCTTCGGTTTTCAGGCCGTGCGCGTTGGCGATGCGGCCAACCATCTGAGCGCTGATGCCGAGCTTCGCCCCGACCTTTTCTGCCGAGTAGGTTTGGCGCCCCACATGCGGCAGTGCCAGGATTTCAGTTCCAGCGACGGGGTTGATGACCTTGGCAAAAACCACTTGGCGCGATTGTTCGCTCAGGCTCGGGAACTGGGCCACGATGCGCTCGGCTGTCTTGGTTGCAAGATCCAGCGCGCGGGCTCGGCGGAACTCAGGCAGTCCACTCTGGCTTGCCGCCTTCTCCGGCGCGGGCTCGGCCATGGAGTAGCTGCCCGTCTTTCGGATGCTGGGCAGGACTTTGCCGCTGACCCATTTCTGCATCGGCAAGGCATCGGGCTTGTCCGAGCGCCCCAGGAAGAAGTACAAGCCGGATTCCAGAAGGGTCACCATCTGCTGCGGCCCACCAGGGGTATTAATCGGCTTAACCCCCTTCCACTCTTCGGGGACGTGCGCAATGACATTCGATTGCCATGTGTAGCCGAGTGCTTCCGCAACATCCTTGGCAACGACCTCAAAGCTTCCGGCGCCGTCGTCAATGACTCGCAGGCTTGCCTTCTGGAACAGGTAGGGCGTGATGTTGCTCATGCTGCTTTCTCCATGATCCGACGGACTGCTGCTTCGGCGCTGGCGCCGGCTTTCAGCTCTTTCTGGGCTCGCTTGCAAGCCCGTTCCAGGCTGCGGCGCGCCGACTCCAGGTCCAGCTGCGCGCAGCAGAGAACCGAGTGCTCTCTCTTTGTGGCGACCATCATCAAGGCGTAGCGGTCGCTGGTCTTGTCGAAGTACGCGCCGTTGCCGTAGCGGCTGCGGTATGCCGAGTACGCATCGCGCAAGGCCAAGCGCGCGGACCGACGCTTGTCGATCGCTTCCTGCAGGCGCAAGGCCTTGATGCCGATCTCGGCGAGGGTGGCGAGGCTCATGCTGCTGCTCCGTCGGTGATCGTGGGGATGCCGGCCATCTCGATGAGCACCTTGAGGGCGCCATAGATGCCGGACGCCTGGGCCGTGCCGCCCTCCGTCGCGCCCATCGCCATCAGTTCGGAGGTCAGGCCTTTGGCTGCGTCCTCCACGCTCACGCCGTTGGCACGGCTCATGCAGCTGTCCACGGCGATCTCGTGGCCAGACTGCTGCGCGTCTTCGTCGAGGAAGAACGTCGCGTTCATGTTGAGGATCTCTTTCACTGCAGGTTTCCTTTCGTTGTGGGTTGCTGATCGGCGCGGCGGCTCAGTTCGAGGCGGAACAGGATCTCCTGGTTGATGCTGCGAAACGCCTCCTTTGCCTTGGCTCGGAGGTAGTCCTCAAGGTCGTCCGTAGGCCGGAACTGGATGGGGGTCTTCTGTTTGGCTTTCGACATAGAATCAAGCTTGGTTGTGATTGATACTGAACAGTCATGAAGAGTAGTGTAAATACCGTTCGCTACTTGTCAATACTGTTCGTGACTAATTTTGGAAAAAATGGACAGCGAACTTTCCCAACGGCTCATCAAGGCGCGCTCCGGCCATGGCTGGTCTCAGGCTGACTTGGCCGAGGTCAGTGGCGTTGCTCCCGCGCAGATCTCTCGCTACGAGCAGGGGCGTAGCAAGCCCCGCACTGAAGTCGCCGCGAAACTGGCGAAAGCGTTGGCGGTCAGTTTTGAGTGGCTCGCTTATGGCCGCGGAAACATTGACGATGGGTCGGACGTCCCGAAGTACCCAGTCACCCAAAAGCTTGTCCACACCTTTGACTTGGAGAACGACCCCGAGCTTCGCGAGGCCGTCGAAAGCCTTGCGGAGGAATCTGGCTTGACCATAGAGATGGCGATCAAATCTGCGCTTCTCGCCGCTGCCAGAGAGCGTCGGCAGAAGGACGGAGAGGCTGAGGTCAAAAAGCCCAAGCCCTGACCCCGCAGGAGATGATTCAGTTCTGAGCCATCCCCTTGCTGGTGCCGTCCTCATGCCCATCCCCCAGCTATCAGGTTGCGAATGATTGCCGGGCCTTCGGTGCGGCCTGTGACATCGTGTTCCTCCAGATACTCGAACACCGCCAGGGCCTCGGCCTTGTTGCGCGGCGCGATCTGCGCGAGCTGGCGAAAGCAAAAATCGACGTGCTCCTGGAACTCCGGCCAGTGGTCGCCGGCCATGTCCACGCTGGCACTGCGCAGCCAATAGAGGGTGTGCTCATACGCCTGGGCATGGAGGCAATCTGCAAGCGTTGACGGGACAAGCGCTGGATGCTTCAGGAAACGCGCATCTGCTTTCGCGTGGTCGTATCCCCAGAGCGCGTCCTTGTTCTTGCGCAAGCCCTTCAGGGCGGTCTTGCACGCGGCTTCTGCAGGCGTCAGGGCGAACAGGCCATCGATAGAGCCGAAGCGGGAAATTGCCTCATCCTTGCGCGCTTGCTTCTCCAGCGCTGACTTGGCCAGCGACTCCAGATTGGCAAAGCCGAAGGTCATCAGCACTGCTGCGAAGTGGCCATTGGAGACGCGGGCCACATATTTGCTGTATCTGTCTTCGAGGTCCTTCGCCGGGGTCTTGATCTGCTTGAAGGCCACCAGCGCCTTGTCGATCAGCACCGGATGAGCGGTCTTGATGCAGTCGCGCAGCCAGAGGACTGCATCCAGCTCGCGGTCGCCGGTCTCGTTCTTGGGGGCAGGCGTCTCCGGGATAGAGAGTGCTGTGCTGGCGCTGGTCTGCACGGGCGGCAGCGTGAAGAGGGCGCGGAATGCCTGGTTGTCTTGCATGTTGAGCTCGCTGATGGATTACAGGCGTTGGCGGGCGGCGCGCTCAACCTCGGCGCGGCGTTCCGCAGGTTGGCGTCGCTTGCTCGCCAAGTGGTTGCGCCAGAGCAGGCCGAGGGCCCAGTTCACGGCTTGGGAGAGGCTGGCGCCGGCCCGACGGCGCATGGCCACCAAGCGGAAGAGGCAGGCGAGTTTGCTGGTCATCGTTCACTCCGACAGGTTGATGGAAGGGGGTGCCAAACTGACACCCCCTTCGCAACACCTCGCGGGCGGGAGTTCATCCCTGGACCTGCCCGCTGCATCCTGTTGGGCTTACCGGCTTCGTATCGCTTGCCGAGGTCTTGGTGCGTGGTGTTACGTTGGGATGAAGTTTCGTCAAAACTAAACTTATTGTCAAGCATGTGCGAAACTTTTATTTCCAACGTTGACCAGGTGGCTGAGCCCCCTTCCAACAGACGCAAAAAAGCCCCGTCGCGCGGGGCTTGTGTTGGGTGGGGCGGCTCAGTTGGCCGATGGCGCCGAGGTGTGCCGGCCGGACGCGGTTGCTTGATCTACGGGCTGCTCTCACAGCCGTGCAAAGGGTAGGGGGCTATGCTGGGATCGACTAGGCGCGCGGGCAACTGGGCGTGGGATCAGCGATGCAAACACAGGCCGCAAACACCGCAAAGTGGCCACCCAAACACTAGCGCTCATGCGGGGCTCGGGGCGATTCGCTCCCGCTAGGTGGCCGCCTTTTGCATCGCCGTCTACAACAAAAGTTGTGGCGTTTCTATGCCAAAAATGGCACAATTATCACAAATGGGTTGGGACTACTCGACCGGCGTTGGGCTCCTGGGTTGACCGGGGGCCCTTCTGCTTTTCAGGGGAACACTTTGAGTCCGTTCCCTCGGACCACGCCGTAGGCGTTGCGGTACATCTTGGCTTCGATGATGTCCCAGGCGCGGTTCTTCTGCTCGGGCCTCATCACATGCAGCCCGATCGGTCTGGCCAGCAAGTCTGACAGCTGCAGGCCCTCGCAATTTGTGCGCTTGTCGCTCATGACGATCTCGAAGTTCATGGACTGACGCAGCACATTCTTTCCGTCGCACACGCGACGGAACTCAAGTTCCAACTCGCTATCTTCCTTGGCCCCTCGGCACTCGCAGACCACGGTGGTGGTCCTGTCCGCCTGCCCGGTCTCTGCTATGAACCTGGACAGCCTCTCCAGGCCGAATTGCATTGCAAGATGGTACGGATGGTCTGGATTTTTGTATCTCCTCTTGTGCTCTTCTTTATTGATCACCACAGCGATTACAGTCATTTCGCAATTAGTTATTACTGTATTCAATTTCTCGAGCATTGAATTTCGCTCTTCCCCGCCAAGTCTTGAGAAATGGCCTAATCGCTTTCTGATATCGCGCTCATGGAGAATAACCTGATCGTGACCAAAAAGTTCGAACTTTATTCTTCGCACAGCTGGGGTTAGGCAGTCGATGTAAGCATCTCTGTGCATTACGCAGAATGCCAAAACAAAGACTGGGAAGTCATCGTTTATGGATGCCATGCTGTGATCGCCGCTTTCGTCAACGAACACAATATAGTCACTGTGCATTTAAATCTCTTC